CTACGATAACCGCGCATTCAACATAGCTACCTGTTCGTCGTTCATGTCATCAATCCACATACCGTAAATTTCATACACCATCTGCGCAGTTTCATGCCCCATCTGGCTGGCTATAAATGCCGGGTTCGCTCCTGCCGTCAACAGCCAGCAGGCAAAAGTATGTCGCGTATGGTACGGATTACGGCGGCGAATACCAGCACGTTTTACTGCTGCATTCCATCTCGCACCCAAACTGCTTACCGAGTAATAAGGTTTCTGTTTTCCGTTACACATCCTGGGCATGAAAACAAAATGCAGTTTTTGCTTTTCGGTTCTGCCGTACTCCCGATGATAAAAAGTGATTTCGCTTTTGCGATGATGCCCGGTCAGTTTGTATTGCTCCTTCAGTGCTTCAAGAGCTGGCTGTAGTAATGTTACCGTCCGGATCCCGGCATTTGTTTTTGGGGGACCGAACATATCAAGTATCGTCAGGTTTCTTCTGACATTCACAATTCCCTTCTCGAAATCCACATCCTCCCACGCCAGAGCTGCCAGTTCCCCGTGACGAAGCCCGGAGTAAACGGCAAATTTCCACAAGTTTTGGCTCTGTCCTTTTTCACTTTCCATTAATGCATTGAATTCTGTTTTAGATAACGGGTCAGGCTTTATTCTGTTTCGCTGTAATTTTTTTACTCCTTCAAATGGTTTGGTTGATATAAATCCCGACTGATACGCAAAACGTAACAGCGAACAGAGCAGGGCGATATAGTTATCAACTGTGCGCACGGTTCTTCCTTTTTTGTTGGATCTTGGATTATCCAGGTAAAGCGTTTCTCCATGCAGCAGTTCATTCCGGTAGTTTAAGATATCGCTATAACGAATATATGATATCGGGGTACTTTCACAAATTATTATTCTGAGTGTTTTTAATTGTGATTTCGTTTTCTTCATTGTGTTTGTTGTTAACTCTGTCTCTTTAATTTTTGTCCAGATATCACAAAGCTCCCCGAACGTTTTTATGACTCTCGTTGTCACCATTTTTGCCCCAGTGCTGGACTGGGGAAAACGTCTTAAATACTCAAATTCACCGGAGTTTATTTCATGAACTATCAGCGCTCTTAAATTTCCGGCCTTTTTAATATTACTGTTTGTAATCTCCCAGCCTTTTAATGTTTCCCGACATCGTTTTCCTCGAAACATGAACCAGATGCGAATGTTTCTACCTCTAATCTCGACACCTGTTGGTAATTTAGACATATCATGAGTCTTTGATAAACTGATTTATCTTTGGATAGTTGTACCAGATAATCCCTCGTTTGCTGTCTGGCTTACCTAAAGGAGATACTCGTTTGAAGTGGAAGCCCTCCACCCAACAGTTCTGGCGGTATGCTTCAATTTGTCTGGCCCCCAGACCAGTGCGAAGCATCAGGCCGTATTCAACCATCCACTCTTCATTAAAGATTACTTGTGCCATCGCATCACCTCTGGCAGGCGCCAATGTTAGACTGAAATTGACGCCTGATGTTGATTATTAATAATCAGCTATGAAGTTTTAATTTGAATACAATGCAATTCACGAGGACTGAAGTTTCTCGCAATTAAAATTTATCAGTTTTACTTTCTGCTCTCTGGAAACGCCTGCTTCTTTTTTACCTGAGAGCATTTTTTCGCATTCTGATTTCGTTAGTTTAGATTTTGAATATCTTGTCCAGTTAGTAGGAGTGCCACCTTCCTTTTCAATTGTAGCGGTAATTTTATACATGAACGCCTCCATTAATATTTTCAGTGGTTCGTTTATTCCATCTTTCGAGCGCTTCTTATTCACTTCCACCATAGCCAGTTCGGGATTCGCATCCGTTGCATTTTGCCCGGTAATATCCTGAAATGTCTTTCACCGTTACTGATGGACAACCACAAAACGGACATGGTTTAACATCGTCATATCTCAAAGTTTTTGTCATAAAAACTATCTCACGTTGGCGGTGCATTACACCGCCAGGCTGGATTATTCTTCTGGATTATCGATTACACTGTATTCCCCGGCTATAACCGATATGTCGTCTGGATTAATTGTTTCCACCTCTTTTCCATCCATCGATACTGCACGCTGGATTTCAATAGATACCGGCAGATACTTGAACAGTTTTCGTATCACTGTCTTTTTGGCCATGTCTTCAAAGTGTTCATCCCAGATGGACGACGCCCCTTTTGACGCTGCGTTTTTTGCCGCCTTGCTGTGTGTGTCGCGAACTTTTTCTACTTGTTTGCGGGTCATGACTTCAAACTGCACTCCTCCGTCTTTCAGTTTTGCAACAGCATAGACATGGGTTATAGGGGCATCTTCGTTTTCACCGGGACGATGAACCAGTTTTTCATCAAGGCCAAGTTCATAGCTGAATTCATCACATTCACGGACAACACGAGCTGACAGACTGATGATTTGACCTGATCGACGGGCAAGGTCGATCATGCCGCGATAACCGATGATCAGCTGTACGTTCTTCTTACCGTTTTTTGCTTTTCCGTTGCCGAACGGTAGCAGATATGCATGACCGAGGGCGCTACCTGGCTCAAGTCCGAGCTGTGAACACTGTACGATGGCACCGATAAAACTCGTCGAGTCACAGTTTCTTAGTTCCGGTACTTTACGGATTTCTGTTGTAGCAATGCGGATCATGCGTTCCGCTGTCATGTGACGTGGCAGAGCTGCTGCCAGTTGCGCTTTCATTGCCGGGCTGTTAATCACGCACAGCACATCCTTATCGTTAACTGCTGCTGGTGCACGGTTTCCCTGAGTTTTTTGCAGATCGGCTTTTGCGATAGGTGGTTGCTTAGTCATTTGCATACTCCTTAGCCCAGCGGGGCAGTGATAACGTCTTAATTGCTGGCCATTCATCGGTATTTAGGCAGTCAGCCAGGGTCCGCAGATTGCGGTGATATTCCTGCTGGCCTGCCAGTTTTGCTTCTTCGCCCATCATGAAAATCTCAACCGGATAACGTCCGCATTCAACAGTTGTGCTGGCAACCAGAAAAACGAAAGTTGGCTGCACACCAAACTGTGCTTCATAACCGTCACTGTAGAATGCATCCTGAACGTGATAGCGGTAGTCGTAATAAGCCGTTTTGAATCGTTGAATATCCGCTGTGGTTTTCACGTCCATGATCCAGTGAAATTCAGGAATAATTTTGTCCGGACGGCACCGACACAAAATTCCTGTTTCCGGATCTTCCCAGTAAATTGATGATTCAGCGTGTCCGGCGCTTTCAACAAGCCATTGCCCCAGCGGCAAAGCCATAACGCTTTGATACATGAGTTCAATTTTCCGGCCTTCTTCCGCAGTGATAACCGTTTTTCCTGTGCTTGCGCATTCCATCAGAAACGCTTTCTCTTCTTCTTTTCCGGCGTTTGTACGGCGGTTAAATTCAGGTGCTACGATAAAGCGGTTACTGAATTCTTCCGGTTCAAGTACCCGGCAGTGGAAAGCGGTTCCTAAATCGAGCGTTTTTGTCTTTGTAGTGTCCACGGGGGCATTTTTACGCCACAAATACAGTGCCGGAGTATCAGCAATGTCATCGAGCTGAGACTTACTGACACCGGGACCTGCGTGGTAATTCTCATTCGAAATTCCGTAATAAATACCTGGCTCTATGTCTTCTACGATTACGGGATCTGCGACTTCGCCAGTTTCATCACTGCAATCGCGATGCGGATCGCTGCCAGCATTCTCATTGTGCGGATGTTCAGCGCCTTCCATTTCCTCCGGATCTTTTTCCTTAGCTTCAACCTGATTCTCTTCACCGAATGTTTCCTGGTATGTTGCGTCGCCCATCACCGCACCACAGTCAGGGCAGTTATCCCCGCCAGTCTGACCGCAGGCATTGCAGACTATTTCCGGTTCCTGTTGCACTACTGGCTCAGGTTGTTTCGCATCCGGGCTGATTTTTTCCGTTTCTGGCTGGTTCTGGTACACAGAATCGCGAGTCTGGATCCCCTTAACCCATTTCGGATCGTTCGGGTCGCTAATTCCGTCAACAAATTCACCACGTGATGCAGCAAGCAATTTATCGGCATCGACAGGATTTTTTGATGGAATGTTTTTCCGGGCTTCATGGAGTTCTGCCCGCAGTTCCTGATATTTCGCATCAACAGAATTTACCTGTGACTGAGCATCCAGCGGCTGCGTGTTCTGATGATGTTCAGTTGCATTCGGTTCCACTGTTTCAGCCGTTGCCTGTTCATCTGCCATTGCGCCAGATGGTTGTGGTTTTTCTTCATCGTCCTGTTTTCCTTCTTCTGTTACTCGCTGCGGCATCGGGGCCGAGGAGCGACCGCAGGTAATATCCACGATTTCCGGATCAGGGTTGGCATGATCGGTTTCAGTCAGTACTTTGTTCAGATATTCAGTGACGTGTGCGGGGATGACCTCGATCCCAATTGGTGCTTCTTTCACGGACGCAACCACGATGGCGCGGGAATAATCCAGCCCGCCAGGCATGGTGATGAATTTGTCGCGGAAAACAGAAAAGGGTGGTTTATTTTCAGCGATAATTTCCTCAATGCGTTTAGCGTGTGCCGGATGAAGGTTATAGATGTCCACGTCCATTGAACGGGCCAGTACGCCAGTGGCTACATCGCGCGCCAGTGACGTCAGATCGTGGACGAAACCTTCGCCGCGATCGGTGAGGTTCCCGCCGCCAGCATTAGCACCGGAAGCCGTGCGAGTGATGCGTGAAACACGATTCCCTTTTCGCCATTCTTTTGTCAGAAGACCGCGATCAATGTGTTCGGTATCCAGCCAGGCTGAAATGAAATTCTTAAATTCATAGGGCTGATGTTTTTTCGTGATAGAGAACACTGCCTTAATTGCATCAGTCAGGCGGAGCAGGGCGGCATTATCCAGAGTTGTCGGTTCTGCCATGCTGCGTATGGCCAACAGCAGATTCTGGACATAGCTGTTTTCCTGATCCATCTCAAGAGCAGTAATGTGTTTGCGTTGTTCACGGGTGGCATGATGCAGGTATTTTCGATCCCCGGCTGCATACGTAAAAATGTGCAGAAGACGCTGTGTGAACCGCAAAGTGGCTACAGAGACTTCGCAATCCTGGCAATCCTCGTGGGCGTCTGCCTGCGCGTTTTCTTCCTGGCCTCCCGTCGGTTCTTCGGTTTCCGGTGCATCCTCCTGATGGTGAACGTCGTCTGGCGCTGCTCCCGGTTTTAGTTCCCAGGTCATGGAGTCTTTGCTGAGTTGATAGCGTTCACTCCAGGTAAAATCGATCTCACCTTCAGGGGGAAGGTCATTAACGACAGGAAAATTTGTGGCAACAGCTTTAAAATAGTTGCTCAGTTTTTTACCTGACTTAACGATCAGGTAGTCCAGAGTGGCACAGGTTGATTCAAAATCGTCGCTTGCCCACAGGACGACGTCAGGTTCACCGGATGATTTTTTCGCTTTCCGTAAAAGGAAGAGTGGTTTTGTGCTCATTGTTTTTTAACCTCAACTCAGATTAAAATTACTGCGAGTGATGAATAAATGTCCCAGGTTCTTCACTCAGGCCTGCACGTTGTGCAGGCTTTCTTTTTTCAGATTTCACCTTTTAATTTCATTGCAATCAGAGTTGCCAGAAATCCGGCTTTTTTTTCTGCGGGCAGATTCTTTCCGATGTGAACCAGACTCATTTTTGTGACACCTTCATCAAGTGTTTTTACGTTGCCTGATGGGCCGTCAATATCAACCACAGTGAATGGGGTTTCTTTATTTTCTGTTTTAATCACGTAGCCAATACGCTTTCCTTCCAGATTAACCTCGTGAACAATGTCATCGGTAGTTACAACAGTGACTTCATAATTGGTAATCATTTTTTCTCCTTAATTAAGGTTGAGCGAATCCCTGCCATTGCTGGCATAAATTCAGTTTCGCATAGTCAGTTAATTAAAGTTCGTGTGCCATCTGGTCTTTTTCGGCACAATTTTCACTACAATATTTTTTCATTTCCGTCGTTGGGATAACTCCACGCATGAAATGAAGTGGTCTTTTAATGCTTTTGCTTTCTTCAATTCCTTTATTGCAAAGGTGGTAAGCACATTTTATTTTCTTAGTCATCACCATGACTCCGCCTTTACAGGTAAACCATCACGACCGAGGAAGACTTTAATCATGCAGTCAGAAATGCATGTTTTTGTAGTCAGGTTACGAATATAAAGTTTTCGCTTTTTAATATTGTTTGCCGAGGCGATATATGTCCGGCCTTCATGAAGAACATAATCACCAGGAGTCACACACTGACGTGGTATTTCATCAGTTCCGAAGTGATGTGCAATCATAATTATCTCCATTTTTACAAATGAACTTTGTTGATGCGGTGCCTGGTGCCTCCAGGTGACTGCAACCAGTTAACAATTACAGTCGGCTTTCCCACCCAAACCAATAAGGACTAACATGACTTTTAACTGTGCCGCGTGCGCTTAGCCGCATTCACCGCATCACAAAATTCACTTTAAAAAGGGCGGACATCAGTCGAACTTCAAGAAAAAACTGATGCCGCCAAGACTACACACAGCAGTGTTGTTATTCACAACCGGAGGCGCACTCCCACCATTTAAATTTAACAGACAAGACCGACTCTTTATGGATATCGGAAATGCGCCTTCGTGTTGTGCCCGGTTTTATTTCACCACCTCCGGGCTTCGGTGGTCTCTGCTATACCCCTACAGCGAGAGCTTGTGTTAACATTTCAATACCCTTACAGTTGAGAGTTATTGAAATGTTAGAAAGTCTTTTAACATTGGCAAAATTCTTTGCCGAAAAATCAGTTAGTCGGTTTATGATTACTATAGTTATATTTTTTCTGATATTAATGTTGGTACCAGAAAACTTGTCAGAGTACCTGGAAAAGAAAAGTGCCATTCCATATTCCATGCAACTATTCTGCTTTAGCATGGCTTTTGTCTCTACTTTAATCTTTGATAGAGTAGTTATCCTTTTCATGAGCCTGTTCTAGCTGATTCGGGATTTCGTAAAAAAGCGCAAAATGCTAAAAAATCTGAATTCGCTAAATGTAGAACAAATTCGTATTATTGAATCATTCCTCCAGTTCAATGACCTACTTGCGCTTTGTCCTGAAAATCAAAGTACAGCCTTGCTTGTTAGAACGGGAATAATTCGTTTTGTTAGAAAGTGCTCATTAGGCACTAACTCCCATTTTCAACTCGATTCCGACTATGAGGAACTAATACTTGAAACATGGAACCCTTGCACTAAGCGCTTCGAATAAGTCACTCCGTTAATGTTTTGACCAACCAGCGACGCGCGCCACCTTCGGTTTTAAACGTTTTGCTTTTGGTATATGTCATGGCGGTGAATGTTCCATCCTGGTTGGGGAACACGCCACATACCAGAGATTCGTTGTTACCAAGATCGATAGTATCCATGTTGACCTCATTTCCCCTTAACGCCGGGTGGCGGAACGTTTTATCTACTGCGCTTTGTATCAATCAACAACTGCCGTCATGTTCGTATGCCTCAGGCTGGCTACTTAGCCCTGTTCAGTGGCTGGATAACTCGAGGTATTGTCCTGCCGTTCTCTGGTGGGGCGTTGTTTGGATATGCTTATTAAACACAATGTGTTCTCATGTGTCAACACGATGTGTGTTTTGTGGTGGTGTAATATGATGATGGTACAAAAAAGCCCGCTGATAGCGGGCTGATTGGCATATTACTGTGATAGCAAGATCATTACTCCGGTGGGGGATTATCTTTAAGTCTGCCTCTCAAATATTTTTCTACATACTCATCGATTTCTTTTAGCCGGACCTCAAATAGCTCAATCATTCGTTGTTGTTCTGAGCCCGGTAGCTGGTTAAACAACTCAAGAAGTTTTCGTTGGGATTCATTTAACCACAATTCAGAAGATTCCTGTTCTCCAAAGAGGAGCTCAGGAGGAGATATGCCAAGTGCCTTTCCCAATACGACAGCGTCATGCACTCCAACATTTCTGCTGCCCGCCTCATAGTTACCTATGCGCGATTGCGTCCATCCGCAGATTTCAGCAAGTTTTCCTTGAGATAAACCAAGCTTCTGCCTGCGCTCTTTAAGACGCATTGCAATTTTGTCATTGAGCCTACTAGCGGCAATTTTTTCGTTTTCTTTCTCCATTGCATTCTTGTATCACGAATCGTGATTTACGCAAAACACAAAACAGCTTGACCATATAACACAAGATGTGTTTAAAATTGTCATCGGAGGTTTTCAATGAACAAAATTTCAACATATCGAAAACAGCTTGGGCTGTCTCAAAGACAACTCGCTGTTCAGTTAGGGTGGATACAAAGCCGACTGGCAAATTACGAAGCAAATTTTCGTACCCCTGGGCTAGAGGAGTGCAGAAGAATTGTTTCAACCCTTAATCGGCTTGGCGCTCATTGTGGACTTGACGATGTATTCCCCCCAGACGGTAAGCATAGCGAAAACAGCATAGGAGCGGTTGATTCATGAAAATCAGGCATGAGCACATCGAATCAGTGTTGTTAGCCCTGGCATCTGAAAAAGGGCAGGCATGGGTTGCCAGTGCCATTACTGAAGAATATCTGCGCCTGGGAGGCTGCGAATTGCCCCTGGTACCAGGCAAGGACTGGAATAATCAGCAGAACATCTATCACCGTTGGTTAAAAGGTGAAACGGAAGCGCAAAGGGAAAAAATTCAGAAACTGGTCCCTGCAATTCTGGCAATCCTTCCGCGCGAGCTGCGCCACCGACTCAGCATCTTCGATACCCTGGAACGCCGTGCATTACTGGCCGCGCAGGAAGCATTGAGTACAGCAATTGATGCGCATGATGATGCAGTCCAGGCCGTTTACCGTAAAGCGCATTTCAGCGGCGGCGGGTCGCCTGGCGATTCTGTCGTAGTGCATTGATTGAAATTAATCGTGCCGGATTGTTTTGTTCGGTATCAGTTAAATGTAACGCTGCAAGCGTTACAAGGTGAAAACAAATGGCTTCAAACTGGATAAAGCTCGAGGTTATTACGCCGGATAAGCCGGAAATATTCAGGCTTGCTGAGATTCTGAATATTGATCCAGATGCCGCATTAGGGAAGGTTATTCGCTTCTGGGCATGGGCGGATCAACAAATGATAGACGGTAATGCAGATTGTAACGCTCGCGGCGTTACAAAAAGTGCAATAGATCGCATCACTTTTATGTCTGGTTTTGCTGATGCGTTAATTCAGGTTGGATGGCTGGTCGAAAATGACGGTGGGCTTTCTCTACCTAACTTTGAACGTCATAACGGAAAAAGCTCTAAAAAACGGGCGGTTACAAACGAGCGAGTAACCAAAATACGCGAACTGAAACGACAAGGTAACGCTGCCAGCGTTACACAAACGGATCAAAAAGCGTTACCAGAGGAAAAGGAAGAGGAAGATCTAAATACTGATCTCCCCCTAAATCCCCCTCGCCAAAAACGAGCGTCTAAAAAATTCGAGCCGGAGACTATTGAGCTGCCCGATTGGTTGCCGGAAACACTCTGGCATGAGTGGGTCCGGTTCAGACAGGCATTGCGAAAACCGATTCGAACGGAGCAGGGCGCTAACGGGGCGATACGGGAACTGGAAAAATTCCGTCAGCAGGGTTTTACACCTGAGCAGGTGATTCGACACAGCATCGCCAATGAATACCAGGGCCTGTTCGCGCCGAAAGGTGTTCGGCCTGAGACGTTGCTCCGACAGGTTAACACCGTCTCGTTGCCGGACAGTGCGATCCCGCCAGGCTTCAGGGGGTAACAGACCATGAAAAATATTGCGACAGGCGGCGTTCTTGAACGTATCCGCAGACTAGCCCCGCCACATGTAACCGCCCCATTCAGAACGGTAGCGGAGTGGCGCGAGTGGCAACTTGCTGAAGGCCAGAAACGTAGCGAGGAGATCAACCGCCTGAATCGCCAGTTGCGGGTGGAAAAAATTCTGAATCGCTCAGGCATCCAGCCGTTGCACTGTAAATGCTCGTTTGCGAATTACCTGGTGCAGAACGACGGTCAGCGATACGCGTTGAGCCAGGCGAAATCTATCGCTGATGAACTGATGGCCGGGTGTACAAATTTTGCGTTCAGCGGAAAACCTGGTACCGGAAAAAACCATCTGGCGGCGGCTATCGGGAATCGCTTGCTGAAAGATGGCCAGACAGTGATTGTGGTTACCGTGGCTGATGTCATGAGTGCTCTACACGCCAGCTATGACGACGGGCAATCAGGCAAAAAATTTTTGCGGGAACTGTGCGAAGTGGATCTGCTGGTTCTTGATGAAATTGGCATTCAGCGCGAGACAAAAAACGAGCAGGTGGTGCTGCATCAGATTGTTGATCGCCGGACAGCGTCGATGCGCAGCGTGGGGATGCTGACAAACCTGAACTATGAGGCCATGAAAACATTGCTCGGCGAGCGAATTATGGATCGCATGACCATGAACGGCGGGCGCTGGGTGAATTTTAACTGGGAGAGCTGGCGCCCGAATGTTGGTCAGGCTGGCGCAGTGAGGTAGGTCAGAGGTATGAACAGGAAAACCAACAGGCCGCTATCAGGTATCTGCTGGAGAACGGGGATCCCCCCCCCCCGCGAGATGGCTGATGCTCTTGGCGTAACTATCAAAAAATACACAACCTAATTCAGAACATGCTGCGGTACGGGCGACTTAGCCGGGAAGGGAAAAAGTATTGGCTTGCACCGAGCTGGCAGGAAAAAGTCTGTGTCTCCAAAGCGGTGACCGAAAGACCGACACCACCGATAACCGCAGTAGTGTAGGAATGCCGCCGTAACTGGTGCTGATACCAGATACACAAAATTTTCTGGAGCAGGCGGGGAGCTGGTAACAGAGTTTAAGGGGGGAAATGGAAACCGTATTGAAAGCACTTGAATGGATAAAGCAACGTAAGTAGAACTGAGTATCTTTGTGAGTATTGATGTTCCATATTTACAATGATATTTTTGAAAAAATCAGGATTTGTGTCATTATCACACGGTTTTCAACTATGTTAGGGGATTTTTGTATCACATGAACAACGGCGAGTTATTGGTAGACCTCATAAAGTCAGGGGTCATAGGCGATAAAATAACCTTCCAGAGAATTGCAGCAAAAGTTGCAAGAGAGATGGATGCGGAAGGTGAGCGCGAACTCGCGAAAACAATACGAAGCTTCTTGAAGCAGGAAACTACATTCTCGCTTCAGAAAGCAAACTTTACTCAAAATAGCCTCTCCACAAAGGCATATTCAGTTCCTACTGATAATGAAACAAAATTTCATCTGGCAGATAAAACAGAGCCTGAGATCAACGTAGCTCCACCTATTTTGAATAACTCGATTAATGAAAAAATTAATGAATTTATTACATCAGTAATACGAAGAGATGAACTGAAGAAATATGGATTAAAAGCTGCATCCTCAATGATACTTTTTGGTCCTCCAGGTTGTGGCAAAACTCTTGCAGCTAAGCATATTGCATCTGAGTTGAGATTACCTCTTTTCACTGCGCGGTGTGATGCGTTGGTATCGTCATATTTAGGTTCAACAGCTAAAAATATACGCACTCTTTTTGAGTATGCAAGCAATCAACCTTGCGTTCTATTTCTGGACGAACTTGATGCTTTGGCAAAAGCCAGAGATGATCAACATGAATTGGGTGAATTAAAAAGAGTTGTTGTTGCATTGTTACAAAACATTGATGATCTTCCTGAACATACTGTACTTATATCTGCCAGCAATCACGAGAATTTACTAGATAATGCGGTTTGGCGTAGATTTTCATACAGACTCGAAATTGGTTTACCTGATTTAAAAGTGAGAGAACGTCTATATGAAAGATTATTGAATCAGCATTTTCCAACATTAGATGTTGCATATGACTCCGCTGTTCTCTCAAAAGACTTGTCATGTGCGTTTATTGAACAAATATGCGAGCGTGCGCTTCGCCATTCTATTTTATTTAATAATGGTAAATTTGATACAACTTTTCTTATGATGTCTATTTGGGAATCTAAAGGAGAGAAGTTTGATCAACCAGAACAAATAATAGAAAAATTAGCAAAATTAATTAGAAATTGTGATGAGAGAGTATTTACAGTAAGAAAAATTGCTAGTTTACTTTCAATTTCAGCAAATAAGGTATCTAGGTTAACGTCTAAGAGTAAATCCTCAAGAAGGCAAGATACTACAAAGGTGGGTTAGTTAAAAATAGAACTGGAAAATTGTAAAGGAAAAATGAATGAGCAAAGTTGAAAGGCCCATAAAAATCATTAAGACATTTGCAAAAGATTTTAATGACAAAACCTACGGTTTTACTGAAAAGGAACCCATTCGCCCAGTAACAAAAGAGTTATTATCTAGGCTCAAAAATGAAGTTAGATGTGTGTCCGAACACTTTAGAGACTCATTCCGAAAGTGGCCGGGAGTGCCTGCGGTAGCAAAAGTTACTCTGCATGATAAAGCTTTAGCGAAATCACATCGTCCTACTAGTTTGCTTGGAGACAAAACCTGTCCCGTAATTGGTAGTTGTAATTTGGGTGAATTATTAGTAAGTGTAACCGAAGAGGGCCTTTCTAGGCTTGAATCTAAAATACAAAATAGCACGAAAACCAAAAATGGTACGCTCCATATTGCTGTTATTGATAAAATCGAACCCTTCATTTGTGACAGAATAGCAGATGAGGGGGCCAAAACATATATCTTGAAATTATTTGATCACAGGAATAGGAAGAAAAATAAATCCCTTGAAGAGTCATTGAAATTAATGATGGCTGAGTTAAATATTCCTGAGCCAAATAAACACACGATTGGAAATGATATTTTTTATTTTGAAGTTCCTGAAAATAACAACATTTATGAATTATCAAATTTCATTGGTGTTAGGAAGTTACAGCCAATGCCCACTTTTAAGCTGGATAATAGTGAAGCAATAATATCAAAAACAGCAGCCGAAAAAAAGGCATTATTACCGATTCCTGATGTAGATGCACATTATCCATTAGTAGGGATAATAGATAGTGGTATTGACCCAAACAATAGGGATATCTCTCCATGGGTATGGGGAAGAAGGAGCTTTCTTAATGGAAGGAAGGCCGATTATACTCACGGCAATATGGTGGCAAGTTTAATCATTGATAGTAAAGGGTTAAATAGAAACTACGAAGGGTTTCCTAATACACATGCGGAGGTGGTTGATATTGCAGCGTTTCCTGCGGATACAGAACTATCACTACCAGAACTTGCGAATATAATTACAACAGCTGTTGAGGATTTCCCTGAAGTAAAAATATGGAATCTATCTCTCGGACAGAAAGAAGCCTGCCATAGTGATAATTTTTCCGAACTTGGTCATTTGTTGAGTTATTTGCATGATGAACATGGATGCCTTTTTGTTGTTGCATCTGGTAATTACGAATCTTTACCGCAACGCACTTGGCCGCCTCAGGAGCTATCAGATTGTGATCGTATTTCCGCTCCGGGGGATTCTGTGCGAGCTTTGACGGTGGGATCTGTTGCACATGTAGATTGTGCCGACTCCATTGTAAAAGCAAACCAACCATCATCCTTTTCCAGAAGAGGCCCCGGGCCTTCCTGTATTCCAAAACCTGAAGTTACTCATTTTGGTGGGAACTGCAGGGCAAATCTTGATTTTTCTGATTTAGGAATATTTGCTATTGGAGATAATGGTCACTTATCGGAATCTGTTGGTACAAGCCTCTCCACTCCACTAATCTCAAGTATTGCAGCTGCAACATGGCATGAGCTGCAATTAAATAGCAATATTTCACCATCACCGGAAAGAGTGAAAGCATTAATCATTCATTCAGCGATGTTAGAGCGAACGGATCAAATTGATCCAAAAGAAATAAATTATCATGGTTTTGGTATTCCAAAAGATAATATTTCAGATATGTTATCTTGTAAGAAAAATGAAATAACATTTCTTTTTGAAGTTAATACTCTTGAAGGTGAAGAGTTTGGTCGCTATCCATTTGTAATCCCTAATTCTTTAAAAAATGATGAGGGAAAATTTACAGGAGAGATATTAATGACTCTTGTTTACTCTCCGCCATTAGATCCGAACTACCCTTCAGAATATTGCCGATCTAATGTAGATGTTTCTTTTGGAACATACGACTTTGATAAAACAAAAAAAAGAAAACACATAAGCAAGGTGCCTCAAGTAAAGGATAAAAGTGAATTATATGAGAAGTATCTCATAGAGAATGGTTTTAAATGGTCACCAATAAAAGTGTATAGGAAAAAGTACCCTCAAGGCACACAAGGGAATACGTGGAGACTAAAAATAGATGTGCAACGTAGAGCAGAGCAAGATAAACTTGAGTTTCCACAGCGGGCTGTATTGCTGATTACTTTACGTTCGTTATCTGCGGATAAAGATATTTATTCTGAAGCCGTTTCTGAACTTGATTTATTAGGTTGGGAAAGTGATGATATAATAGTAAGTAATGAGGAAAGAATCCAGATACGCTAAATAAAGAGGCCGTTAGGCCTCTTTTTGTTAATTAATCATAAAGTTTGACTAACTTTTACAGTTGTTATTAACTTTATCATGAACTTCAATGGTGAACCATGAAACTTGAGTGATCTGGGAAACTGGAATGATAACACTTGTATCATAATCTTCTATATTGTTATAATCATTAGTAAAGCATACATTTAATGTATCTTTTTCTCGGTATCCAGACATAATGGGAAGAATAGAAATTTGCTGGTTTGGGCCGTCTTTTTCATTTGGCTCTCCTAATGCGTTGACAATTCCGACATAGACTTTTTTGTTATTCATACTAATCAGAATTGATTTTCTATCTATCAGTGAATCAAAAAAAACACTATCCATTGATCCTTCGGTGACTAAATCTTGCAATGTCCTTAATTTAACTAACTCTTTGCTATCTTCTATACTTATATCTTTTTTATATAATAGTTTATAAATCATTTGGCTACGAAAAGTTGTAAACCAATTCGTAATTATACCTGACAGCCATGCAATTACTACAGATGTACACGAAAGAAGGATCAACCAGACAGTGATTCTTTTTTGATATGAATTTTCTCCTAAACTCAATGATTGTGAGACTTGAGTCACAATATGAACTGAAGGAAGGTAATATTTGATTGCGAAAGCAATAAATACAGACCAAATCAGACACCAAAGTCCGTATTTTGCTGCTTTCATATACAAAAGTTGTCCATCATAACGATGTAATCTGTAAAAATGATATGGATGAGTGGTTATAATAATAAAACCGCTCACCAACAAAGGAATAATCAAGAATGCAAACATATTTATTCTTTATTAGTCGGTGTTTGAGCGACTATTTTTTTCGCTTCAAATCTCATAAGTTTAACTGTTTCAGATGATGCGAGAGCTTGTTTTGAAGTTATCACACCACCGCGTCCAACAACTTCTACTTCCGTAGCGCCTGATTTTTCGATGCGCTCGGCAAGTTGCATTTCCTTTTCGGCTGATTTCAGTCCTAAAATGCGTGGTATAAAATTTGCCATCGTAACCTCCAGATTTTTCTCCTGCTCTCATGTAGTCATTGTATATGAGTCTAGTACATATTGCCTATAGTATTCGTTATAACAAAATGCGGGTATATGAACAATCACAAAGTTAACTTGCGTTTAACTATCTGAGATATCACTATAAAGTATTAACTGGTTTCCATCAAAGATTGCCTACAGGAATGTCTCCCCACTAAATTTCAAATCAACATACATGCGAAGGAACTATGTGTTCTGTCTGGTGGTGGTTTGTTGCACCATTCTGGTTTTGGTCTGGATGGTTCGCGGTTCGCCTTGCGAGTTGCACATCAAGCAAGGGAACATAGATCTTTTAGCCTAGTTAGCTTACGAAATTAAACAACTAAGATTATCGGCGGGGAGTTGTCACCGCTACTCTTTGGCTAGGAGACTTCAACGCAACCGCACTTAACCTGCTTCGGCGGGTTTTTTGTTGCCTGAAAAAACAAAATCAAAAAACGACCAACTATTGGATTAGAAACTAAACGCATAAAAAATGTCCATGTGCGCGAGCAAAAAAGCAACAAAAAATGATCGTGAAACAACCTGTTTCAATGGTTATATTCACGCGCCAAATTAATTTTTTGATACACCGCACATTTTACTTTTCCTTTCGTAGTTAGGAGGCATAGTGAAAAATATTAAATCGACCATTAAGCGTAAGTACGCGATCATAAGGCGTGATGATCTTGCGGTAATGGTAGAAATGGACCATTTTCCTGATAGCGAAAGGGCCATAATGTACCGTAAAGGAGATAAAGCAATATTTTTGCCAATGCGGGCGAGCGACATCATGGGTGATGACAAGTTGGCGGAAGAATTGCGAATCAGAGCATCCTGCTAGTAGTGACATTAATTCTGGTATACTACAAACGGGCTGAACACCCATTCTACTGCGCCAGCGGAGAACAACGATGGCGCATATACAACTGGTCAAACAAACTTCTTCTGGTTTACTTCTCCCGGCGACGCCGGAGAGTTGCGATTTTTTGCATCAAATCAAAATAGGTGAGTTGATACACGCAGACTTTAAGCGTGTGCGTAACTACGCATTCCACAAGCGTTTTTTCAAACTCCTGCAACTGGGATTCGATTACTGGACTCCTATCGGTGGGGCGATCACGCCTCGAGAACGAGAACTGGTATCAGGATTCGTTGATTACCTGTGCGAGTCAGTAGGCCGGGAACATACGCCAGCTCTGAGCGAAGCCGCAGAGCAATATCTGAATACCGTTGCGATACGCAGAACCCGGGATACGGCATTGCTAAAGTCATTTGAGGCTTTCCGCGAGTGGGTAACCATTCAGGCCGGATTTTACACCGAGCATATTTATCCGGACGGTAGCCGTGGGCGCAGGGCGAAATCCATCGCGTTTGCGAATATGGACGAAACCGAGTTTCAGCAGGTTTATAAATCTGTACTGAATGTGCTGTGGAACTGGATCCTGTTCCGTAAATTTTCCTCTCCGGAACAGGTCGAAAATGTGGCCGCGCAGTTACTGGAGTTTGCGTAATGGTGGATTTACGTAAAGCGGCGCGGGGCCAGATGTGCCAGGTCAGAATTCCTGGCTACTGCAATCACAATCCCGAAACGTCTGTACTGGCGCATTACCGACTGGCGGGAACGTGCGGAACAGCGATAAAGCCACACGATATGCAGGCAGCGATTGCCTGTAGCTCGTGCCACGATTTAATCGACGGGCGGGTAAAAACCAGCGATTACACCAAAGAAGAATTACGCCTGATGCATGCAGAAGGTGTTTTTCGCACACAAGAAATCTGGAGAAAGGAAGGTTATTTATGATTTACCCAACAAATACAGGCAAAAGCGGGGAACACCTTCGTCTCACCACGCTGGAAAGTGTCTGGATTCAGGGAAAACTACGTATGTGGGGGCGCTGGTCGTATATTGGCGGCGGTAAGACGGGAAATATGTTCAACCAGTTCCTGACCTCTAAAAAGCTGACAAAAACGGCAATTAACGAGGCGCTCCGGAGGATGAAAAAAGCAGGTCTGGACAAACCTGAACTTGAGGATTTTTTGCGGGATATGATCAACGGCAAGCAAAAAAGCTGGCTGGTGCATTGTACTGATGCAGAGGCGTTATGTATTGATCGGGTCATAAGTGAGGTGCTGGCAGAGCATCCAGGATTGATTAGCGTCCTTCGTCAACGGTATGAGGGGCGGGGGATGACCAAACGCAAAATGGCTGAATTGCTAAATGATGCACACCCAGAGTGGTGTTTTAGCACATGCGAAAAGCGAATTGCTAATTGGTTGGCCGTTGCTGAGTATGCCCTATATATTCCCATGCGTGAATCATTTGCTGAGAAAATGGCTTGATTTCTTACGTATAAACTGCTTCAATTTTGCTATGCTTCGCAAAGCTGTATCGCGAGGCGAACCAAGCGCATGAACTTTGATACAACCCGCCATTGAGCGGGTTTTTTATGTCCGAAAAACGGCAGAGAACATAAAACGTGCTGGTGGTTGCGAATACTGGTCTTTCGGCTTGTATTTTTGTAAATCGATATATACTTATCTTGTGACCAGTAATGTCAGGGCAATTGATATGAATGAAGCCTGTTCTGTTGTTTTTGTTCATTCCCCGTTTGTTGTGCTCTTTGAAGGAAAAGAGCTCTCTCTTGAAAGTGGTAGTGCACTTCTTGTCAGGGGGGGAGCTGGATCGTTATTGCCCTTTTCGGAATGTTTTCGGCGAATAAGTCTCAGTGAATCGACAATTAGCCGTTACCTGTTGTGTGGAGACGAAAAACAGGATGTAGTTTTAGTCCGGCAAATACCACGATATCTTTGCGTGAGTTTTCCCAAGGCAGAATTGATGGGCATCCTGATTGATTATCTTTGTGAGGAAAAGATTCATACGGACAATTTAGCGGAAATGCTTTCCTTTTCGTGTCTGGCGTTTTTCTCATCAGAGAAAATGTTTTCGTCGTTTCTGACCGCGTGTATTAGCAATATTAGTGACAGGCTTAGTGCATTGTTTCGTACGGACATTGCAGCAAACTGGACTCTGAGAGATGTGTCTTCGCGGTTATGTATCAGTGAAAGTTTGTTAAAAAAAAGACTGAAAGAAGAAGGCACCTGTTTCAGTGAGTTGTTGCTTACAGAGAGAATGAGAATGGCAGCAATGCTGTTGAGTCAATCTCGTTGCGCCATCAACAGAATCGCTGCTCAGTGCGGCTATAATTTTACATCTTATTTTATCAGCGTATTCAGGAGTTATTTTGGTGTTACACCGGCAGGTTACAGGATGGCTGCATTCAATGAGATGAGTTTAAGTGTTACTCAAGAATAATTGAACTTTGCACTCATTGAAAACAGGCACGCTGCGGCGGGCCTTTTTCATTGAGTGCAGGGCGTCGCGCGACTGGCATCGAACTGGAGGAGGAACGTTTTAATCAGACGGACAGAGAAATAACGCAATATTTTTAATTCAGTAATGATATAAGTTATATATTTCTGATACAGATGTATACATATATTTAAAAATGAATACCAAATATATTTTGATGTCTGAAAAACTGCCGTTAGTATTTGCGGTGGTCTGGAAGGTGTTTATCTTTTATGTTAACAGGGGTGTTACAGGTCACCTGAAAGACCAGTGCTGGCTCCCGGTAATTCACGTGATTCCGTGAGCCAGTACGGCATGCGGAGATCGTATAATGGCTATTACCATCAATCTTCTGAGTTGATGATGCAGGTTCGATTCCTGTTCTTCGCTCCATCATTACTCTGGCTTTGTGAATTTTTACAGCACTGGCGTTTTTCGTGAGGAACAGACCTTGGTAGTTTTATTATCGTCCCTCATTCTGTTACGAAGGTCGGTTGCAGATTCAGTGCTGTATTTTTTATGAATAAGAAATGGCGCTTGCCTCCGAAAGCAAGCAGCATGGAGCACCGGAAAACCGGTGATGCGCAATCTCTGTGTCGAAAACTATGAATTGAGGCGTTCCTCAGTGCGAGGGTGGTTTATATATTCAATTTAGCGGGAAACCACAGTATCCATGTAAAGTGGAATACTTCGGGAGGCACCCGACGCCTTGATTTTTATTACAATAAAAATGATTTATTCTCATGCATAGACCAACCGCCTCTACCGGGCGGTTTTTTTTATTCAGTTTTGTATGGCTCGCTCCGGCGGGCCTTTTTCATATCCGCGCCGCGCCCGGCGCACATCACATCAGATAACACCACACAAAAGGCATCTGCGGGTGCCTTTGACAGGGTGTTTTTACGGGCCGCTGGAGGCCCTTTTTTATTTGTGGGAGGAAAAAGCATGTCTGAACCCTTATCCGGTTCCGGTACGGCTGCGGCGCTCGGCGGGGCGACGGTATTCGGGCTGTTTACCGGAACGGATTTCGGGATTGTGTTTGGTGCGTTCGCCGGGGCGTTATTTGTGGCAACGATGCCGCAGGCGCTTTCAGCCTGGCGTGTGGCGGCGCATTTTCTGGTGTCGTTCATTATCGGCGTGCTGGGCGCAGAGGTTCTGGCATCCTGGCTGGTAAAGCGTACAGGGTTTGACGGTGCGCCTGTCGACGCACTGTGTGCAGTGCTGGTGTCAGTGGTGTCGGTGAAGATTCTCTCGTTCATCCACCAGCAGGATATTGCATCGCTGGTGTCCGGCCTGTTCTCCCGCCTGCGGGGTGGAGGAGGCGGCAATGTTAAGTAACCTTCCCGGATTACTGAATGTGGCGTTATGCACGGTTATCGTGCTGACGCTCTTTTTTTATCGTCGCCGTGATTCCAGACATAAACCGCTGATGTCATGGCTGGCCTGGCTGCTGATGCTGCTGTATGCCTTTGCGCCCCTCAGCTATCTGTGTGGTCGCCCGTTAGCAACGGGCTGGCTGGAAGTGTTTTTTAACCTGCTGTTCTGCGTGCTGGTGGTTCGTGCTCGTGGGAACGTTTCAAAAATCTTTGTATTACGAAGGCGCTGAGATGAAGTCGAAAGATGAAATTTTTGATGCTGTTCTTGGCAAAGAGGGCGGCTACGTCAACCACCCTGATGATAAAGGTGGTCCGACTAAATGGGGCATTACTGGAAAAGTTGCCCGTGCACACGGTTATCAGGGGGATATTCGTGACCTGACGCGTGGGCAGGCCCTCGAAATTCTTGAAGCGGACTACTGGTACGGGCCACGTTTTCACAAGGTTGCGAGCCTGTCTCCGGAGATCGCTGCTGAATTGTGTGATACCGGCGTAAACATGGGGCCGTCAGTGGCATCCAGAATGCTTCAGCGCTGGCTTAATGTATTTAACCAGAAAGGAGAGTTGTATCCGGACATTGATGCAGATGGTTGTATCGGCCCACGTACCATTAATGCGTTACGCGCCTATTTGTCAAAACGTGGCAGGGATGGTGAGTTGGTGATTCTGACAGCGCTAAACTGTACGCAGGGAGATCGCTACCTTGAACTGGCAGAAAAACGTGAGGCTAATGAATCGTTCGTGTATGGCTGGATGAAAGAGCGCGTGGTGGTGTAGTTGGCATTAATGAGGCCAGTAAATCCAACCTGCGGTTAGCTTGTTATTAGACTTACCGAACAAGAAAAACGACTGGAGAAAGAGTTCGGTTTTTATACCAAACAAAGAGGAGAATATGAATCAGTGAGTACAGAGAAAAATCCTCGGCAGATCGTATAAATCTTCTTTTAAAGCCGTCCGTTATGAAAGGAATAGAAAAGAAAGTAACTGCACGTCTTTATGTGACACGGTCTGCTTTTGCTATTTTTCTTTTGGAGATTGTTATTTGCGCATCAAGTGCAGATAGAGTTGCCCATCGAGATGGGCAACTTATGATATTATTGTGAGCAATATACCCGAGCTTCCAGCGGAGTATAAATGCCGAAAGTGATAAAACCGAGCAATCCATTTACGAATGTTTGCTGGGTTTCAGTCTTAACAACTTTTTCTGCGCCACCACAAATTTTGGCTGCATCGACAGTTTTCTTCTGACCAATTCCAGAAACGAAGAAATGATGAGTGATGGTTTCCTTCGGTGTTACTGTTGTCGGTTGGTTTTCAACAGTAAACGTCTGTTGAGCACATCCAGAGATAAGCAGGGCCAGCGTGAACGTGAGTAGCGTTTTTTTCATAGTGTTATTCCCGTTGTGTTTTTAAGGTTGTTGAATCGTATTTGTAGAAATTTAAACAAAACCTAAACAATGAGTTGAAATCTCATATTTTTAATGTTTATTAAAGTATGCCAGATGTGCTGTATTTTCATTGTATTCCCGGATTAACTATGTCCACAGTACCGACTGGTAACTCCTGTGTGGGAGTGCCGGATAGTGAGGGGGATTAAACCGGGCGATATGGTTTAGCGTGGAAAAAATTGTGTCGTGTTCTGAATGCTTTCGGTAAACAATAATGAGTTGTCAAAGGTATAGTAATACCTTTTGTGTTCATGGACATTTGTAACCCATCGGAAAACTCCAGCCTTAGCCAGATTTTCCCTGTATTCATGAAATGTGATTTCTCTTGATTTCAACTTATGAGAGTAAGTTTCTATAAGTCGCGTGTCTCTGCGAAATTTAACATTCACAACCTCCTCAAGTCCTTTTATTAACACTGTGTTATCATTTTTCAATACAACGTGAATATTACCTGTGGCTAAATAGTAAATGTAATGTGAGACATTGTGACGTTTTAGTTCAGAGTAAAATCGGTCACAGTTTAAATCTTTCCGCACTTGATCAAATATTTCTTTAAAAATGGCAACCTGAGCCATCAGTATAACCTTGTATATGATATGGGGTGCGTAGTCTGCATGAGAGCTTTTAATACTGCAATCTGGTCAGATGTCTTTATCCTGTGTGGATGATAATTGTCAGAGATTATGAGGTTTTTTTAACCTATGGAATTACCGGAAGGTGCGAAAATTACAAAGTAAGAAGCGTTATAGAAGTCCTTCATACAGTGAAGGACTTCTATAATCTTAGAAATAAAAAAACCGGTCATAGGGAGCTACACAGAACCGGCCGGCGAAGACCGCCAATACCACCCATGCATCGATACAACATACTACTGACAATAGCTGCTATTGATGTAAAAGCAATGTTATGCATCGATGAAAATAAAAAACCGGCAGGGGAAATCCATTGAAGATTTGCCGGTGGCAAAAGTAGCCAATGCTTTTATAACCGTAGTCGCAGAGTTATGAAGTGCAACACCGAATGCTGTCGGTATATGACTGAATGGTGTTTCAATGATGTACATCATTCCTACTGTAAATGTAATTAATAATAACTCTATTTGTACGGGTCCTTCCGGTGGGGTGGTCTGCCACGGGGCGGCGACCTCGCGGGTTTTCGCTATTTATGAAAATTTTCCGGTTTAAGGCGTTTCCGTTCTTCTTCGTCGTAACTTAATGTTTTTATTTAAAATACCCCCTGAAAAGAAAGGAAACGACAGGTGCTGAAAACGGGCTTTTTGGCCACTGTCGTTTCCTTTCTCTGTTTTTGTCCGTGGAATGAACAATGGAAGTCAACAAAAAGCAGCTGGCTGAAATTTTCGGCGCGAGTATCCGTACCATTCAGAACTGGCAGGAGCAGGGAATGCCCGTTCTGCGAGGCGGTGGCAAGGGTAATGAGGTGCTTTATGACTCTGCCGCCGTCATAAAATGGTATGCCGAAAGGGATGCTGAAATTGAGAACGAAAAGCTGCGCCGGGAGGTTGAAGAACTGCTGCAGGCCAGCGAGACAGATCTCCAGCCAGGGACTATTGAGTACGAACGCCATCGACTTACGCGTGCGCAGGCCGATGCACAGGAGCTGAAAAATGCCAGAGACTCCGCTGAAGTGGTGGAAACCGCATTCTGTACTTTCGTGCTGTCGCGGATCGCAGGTGAAATTGCCAGTATTCTCGACGGGATCCCCCTGTCGGTGCAGCGGCGTTTTCCGGAACTGGAAAACCGACATGTTGATTTCCTGAAACGGGATATCATCAAAGCCATGAACAAAGCAGCCGCGCTGGATGAACTGATACCGGGGTTGCTGAGTGAATATATCGAACAGTCAGGTTAACAGGCTGCGGCATTTTGTCCGCGCCGGGCTTCGCTCACTGTTCAGGCCGGAGCCACAGACCGCCGTTGAATGGGCGGATGCTAATTACTATCTCCCGAAAGAATCCGCATACCAGGAAGGGCGCTGGGAAACACTGCCCTTTCAGCGGGCCATCATGAATGCGATGGGCAGCGACTACATCCGTGAGGTGAATGTGGTGAAGTCTGCCCGTGTCGGTTATTCCAAAATGCTGCTGGGTGTTTATGCCTACTTTATAGAGCATAAGCAGCGCAACACCCTTATCTGGTTGCCGACGGATGGTGATGCCGAGAACTTTATGAAAACCCACGTTGAGCCGACTATTCGTGATATTCCGTCGCTGCTGGCGCTGGCCCCGTGGTATGGCAAAAAGCACCGGGATAACACGCTCACCATGAAGCGTTTCACTAATGGGCGTGGCTTCTGGTGCCTGGGCGGTAAAGCGGCAAAAAACTACCGTGAAAAGTCGGTGGATGTGGCGGGTTATGATGAACTTGCTGCTTTTGATGATGATATTGAACAGGAAGGCTCTTCGACGTTCCTGGGTGACAAGCGTATTGAAGGCTCGGTCTGGCCAAAGTCCATCCGTGGCTCCACGCCAAAAGTGAGAGGCACCTGTCAGATTGAGCGTGCAGCCAGTGAATCCCCGCATTTTATGCGTTTTCATGTTGCCTGCCCGCATTGCGGGGAGGAGCAGTATCTTAAATTTGGCGACAAAGAGACGCCGTTTGGCCTCAAATGGACGCCGGATGACCCCTCCAGCGTGTTTTATCTCTGCGAGCATAATGCCTGCGTCATCCGCCAGCAGGAGCTGGACTTTACTGATGCCCGTTATATCTGCGAAAAGACCGGGATCTGGACCCGTGATGGCATTCTCTGGTTTTCGTCATCCGGTGAAGAGATTGAGCCACCTGACAGTGTGACCTTTCACATCTGGACAGCGTACAGCCCGTTCACCACCTGGGTGCAGATTGTCAAAGACTGGATGAAAACGAAAGGGGATACGGGAAAACGTAAAACCTTCGTAAACACCACGCTCGGTGAGACGTGGGAGGCGAAAATTGGCGAACGTCCGGATGCTGAAGTGATGGCAGAGCGGAAAGAGCATTATTCAGCGCCCGTTCCTGACCGTGTGGCTTACCTGACCGCCGGTATCGACTCCCAGCTGGACCGCTACGAAATGCGCGTATGGGGATGGGGGCCGGGTGAGGAAAGCTGGCTGATTGACCGGCAGATTATTATGGGCCGCCACGACGATGAACAGACGCTGCTGCGTGTGGATGAGGCCATCAATAAAACCTATACCCGCCGGAATGGTGCAGAAATGTCGATATCCCGTATCTGCTGGGATACTGGCGGGATTGACCCGACCATTGTGTATGAACGCTCGAAAAAACATGGGCTGTTCCGGGTGATCCCCATTAAAGGGGCATCCGTCTAGGCGATCTGGTCGTTGATTTAAGTCTGGATGCGGCCAGATTTGACGAGCAGATGGCCAGAGTCAGGCGTCATTTTTCCGGTACGGAAAGTGATGCGAAAAAAACAGCGGCAGTCGTTGAACAGTCGCTGAGCCGACAGGCGCTGGCTGCACAGAAAGCGGGGATTTCCGTCGGGCAGTATAAAGCCGCCATGCGTATGCTGCCTGCACAGTTCACCGACGTGGCCACGCAGCTTGCAGGCGGGCAAAGTCCGTGGCTGATCCTGCTGCAACAGGGTGGTCAGGTTAAGGACTCCTTCGGCGGGATGATCCCCATGTTCAGGGGGCTTGCCGGTGCGATCACCCTGCCGATGGTCGGGGCCACCTCGCTGGCGGTGGCGACCGGTGCGCTGGCGTATGCCTGGTATCAGGGCAACTCAACCCTGTCCGATTTCAACAAAACGCTGGTCCTTTCCGGCAATCAGTCGGGTCTGACGGCAGATCGCATGCTGGTCCTGTCCAGAGCCGGGCAGGCGGCAGGGCTGACGTTTAACCAGACCAGCGAGTCACTCAGCGCACTGGTTAAGGCGGGAGTAAGCGGTGAGGCTCAGATTGCATCCATCAGCCAGAGTGTGGCGCGTTTCTCCTCTGCATCCGGCGTGGAGGTGGACAAGGTCGCTGAAGCCTTCGGGAAGCTGACCACAGACCCGACGTCAGGGCTGACAGCGATGGCACGCCAGTTCCATAACGTGACGGCGGAGCAGATTGCGTATGTTGCTCAGTTGCAGCGTTCCGGCGATGAAGCCGGGGCATTGCAGGCGGCGAACGAGGCCGCGACGAAAGGGTTTGATGACCAGACCCGCCGCCTGAAAGAGAACATGGGTACGCTGGAGACCTGGGCAGACAGGACAGCGCGGGCATTCAAATCCATGTGGGATGCGGTGCTGGATATTGGTCGTCCTGATACCGCGCAGGAGATGCTGATTAAGGCAGAGGCTGCGTTTAAGAAAGCGGACGACATCTGGAGTCTGCGCAAGGATGATTATTTTGTTAACGATGAAGCGCGGGCGCGTTACTGGGATGATCGTGAAAAGGCCCGTCTTGCGCTTGAAGCCGCGAGAAAGAAGGCTGAACAGCAGAGTCAACAGGACAAAAATGCGCAGCAGCAGAGCGATACTGAAGCGTCACGGCTGAAATATACCGAAGAGGCGCAGAAGGCTTACGAACGGCTGCAGACGCCGCTGGAGAAATATACCGCCCGTCAGGAAGAACTGAACAAGGCACTGAAGGATGGGAAAATTCTGCAGGCAGATTACAACACGCTGATGGCGGCGGCGAAAAAGGACTATGAAGCGACGCTGAAAAAGCCGAAACAGTCCGGCGTGAAGGTGTCTGCGGGCGATCGTCAGGAAGACAGTGCTCATGCTGCCCTGCTGACGCTTCAGGCTGAACTCCGGACGCTGGAGAAGCATGCCGGAGCAAATGAGAAAATCAGCCAGCAGCGCCGGGATTTGTGGAAGGCGGAGAGTCAGTTCGCGGTACTGGAGGAGGCGGCGCAACGTCGCCAGCTGTCTGCACAGGAGAAATCCCTGCTGGCGCATAAAGATGAGACGCTGGAGTACAAACGCCAGCTGGCTGCACTTGGCGACAAGGTTACGTATCAGGAGCGCCTGAACGCGCTGGCGCAGCAGGCGGATAAATTCGCACAGCAGCAACGGGCAAAACGGGCCGCCATTGATGCGAAAAGCCGGGGGCTGACTGACCGGCAGGCAGAACGGGAAGCCACGGAACAGCGCCTGAAGGAACAGTATGGCGATAATCCGCTGGCGCTGAATAACGTCATGTCAGAGCAGAAAAAGACCTGGGCGGCTGAAGACCAGCTTCGCGGGAACTGGATGGCAGGCCTGAAGTCCGGCTGGAGTGAGTGGGAAGAGAGCGCCACGGACAGTATGTCGCAGGTAAAAAGTGCAGCCACGCAGACCTTTGATGGTATTGCACAGAATATGGCGGCGATGCTGACCGGCAGTGAGCAGAACTGGCGCAGCTTCACCCGTTCCGTGCTGTCCATGATGACAGAAATTCTGCTTAAGCAGGCAATGGTGGGGATTGTCGGGAGTATCGGCAGCGCCATTGGCGGTGCTGTTGGTGGCGGCGCATCCGCGTCAGGCGGTACAGCCATTCAGGCCGCTGCGGCGAAATTCCATTTTGCAACCGGAGGATTTACGGGAACTGGCGGCAAATATGAGCCAGCGGGGATTGTTCACCGTGGTGAATTTGTCTTCACGAAGGAGGCAACCAGCCGGATTGGCGTGGGGAATCTCTACCGGCTGATGCGCGGCTATGCCACCGGCGGTTATGTCGGTGGCACCGGAAGTCCGGCGCAGATGCGGCGTTCAGAAGGTATCAGATTTGAGCAGAACAACAACGTGGTGATTCAGAACGACGGTACGAATGGTCTGCCAGGTCCACAGATGCTGAAGGCGGTGTATGACATGGCCCGCAAGGGTGCCCGTGATGAAATTCAGACACAGATGCGTGATGGTGGCCTGTTCTCCGGAGGTGGACGATGAAAACCTTCCGCTGGAAAGTGAAACCCGGTATGGATGTGGCTTCGGCCCCTTCTGTAAGAAAGGTGCGCTTTGGTGATGGCTATTCCCAGCGAGCGCCTGCCGGGCTGAATGCCGACCTGAAAACGTACAGCGTGACGCTTTCTGTTCCCCGTTGGGAGGCCACGGCGCTGGAGTCGTTTCTGGCTGAGCACGGTGGCTGGAAATCCTTTCTGTGGACGCCGCCTTATGAGTGGCGGCAGATAAAGGTGACCTGCGCAAAATGGTCGTCGCGGGTCAGTATGCTGCGTGTTGAGTTCAGCGCAGAGTTTGAACAGGTGGTGAACTGATGCAGGATATCCGGCAGGAAACACTGAATGAATGCACCCGTGCGGAGCAGTCGGCCAGCGTGGTGTTCTGGGAAATCGATCTGACAGAGGTCGGTGGAGAACGTTATTTTTTCTGTAATGAGCAGAACGAAAAAGGTGAGCCGGTCACCTGGCAGGGGCGACAGTATCAGCCGTATCCCATTCAGGGGAGTGGTTTTGAACTGAATGGCAAAGGCATCAGTACGCGCCCCACGCTGACGGTTTCTAACCTGTACGGTATGGTCACCGGGATGGCGGAAGATCTGCAGAGTCTGGTCGGCGGAACGGTGGTCCGGCGTAAGGTTTACGCCCGTTTTCTGGATGCGGTGAACTTCGTCAACGGAAACAGTGACGCCGATCCGGAGCAGGAGGTGATCAGCCGCTGGCGCATCGAGCAGTGCAGCGAACTGAGCGCGGTCAGTGCCTCCTTTGTACTGTCCACGCCGACGGAAACGGATGGCGCTGTTTTTCCGGGACGTATCATGCTGGCCAACACCTGCACCTGGACCTATCGCGGTGACGAGTGCGGTTATAGCGGTCCGGCTGTCGCGGATGAATATGACCAGCCGACGTCCGATATCACGAAGGATAAATGCAGCAAATGCCTGAGTGGCTGTAAGTTTCGCAATAACGTCGGCAACTTTGGCGGCTTCCTTTCCATTAACAAACTTTCGCAGTAATCCCATGACAGAGACAGAATCAGCGATTCTGGCGCACGCCCGGCGATGTGCGCCAGCGGAGTCGTGCGGCTTCGTGGTGAGAACGCCGGAGGGGGAAAGATATTTTCCCTGCGTGAATATTTCCGGTGAGCCGGAGGATTATTTCCGGATGGCTCCGGAGGGCTGGCTGCAGGCAGAAATGCAGGGTGAGATTGTGGCGCTGGTCCACAGCCACCCCGGTGGTCTGCCCTGGCTGAGTGAGGCTGACCGGCGGCTGCAGGTGCAGAGTGATTTGCCGTGGTTGCTGGTCTGCCGGGGGGCGATTCATAAGTTCCGCTGTGTGCCGCATCTCACCGGGCGGCGCTTTGAGCACGGGGTGACGGACTGTTACACGCTGTTCCGGGATGCTTATCATCTGGCGGGGATTGAGATGCCGAATTTTCATCGCGGGGATGACTGGTGGCGTCACGGTCAGAATCTCTATCTGGATAATCTGGAGGCCACAGGGCTGTATCAGGTGCCGTTGTCATCAGCACAACCGGGCGATGTGCTGCTGTGCTGTTTTGGTTCATCGGTGCCGAATCATGCCGCCATTTACTGTGGTGACGGCGAGCTGCTGCACCATATTCCTGAACAACTGAGCAAACGAGAGAGGTATACCGACAAATGGCAGCGACGCACACACTCCCTCTGGCGTCACCGGGCATGGCGCGCATCTGCCTTTACGGGGATTTACAACGATTTGGCCGCCGCATCGACCTTCGTGTGAAAACGGGGGCTGAAGCCATTCGGGCGCTGGCCACACAGCTCCCGGCGTTTCGTCAGAAACTGAGCGACGGCTGGTATCAGGTACGGATTTCCGGGCGGGACGTCAGCACGTCCGGATTGACGGCGCAGTTACATGAGGTTCTGCCTGACGGCGCTGTGATTCATATTGTTCCCAGAGTCGCCGGGGCCAAGTCAGGGGGCGTATTCCAGATTGTTCTGGGGGCTGCCGCCATTGCCGGATCATTCTTTACTGCCGGAGCCACTCTTGCAGCATGGGGGGCAGCCATTGGGGCCGGTGGTATGACCGGTATCCTGTTTTCTCTCGGTGCCAGTATGGTACTTGGTGGTGTGGCGCAGATGCTGGCACCGAAAGCCAGAACTCCCCGTACACAGACAACGGATAACGGTAAGCAGAACACCTATTTCTCCTCACTGGATAACATGGTTGCCCAGGGCAATGTTCTGCCTGTTCTGTACGGTGAAATGCGCGTGGGGTCGCGGGTGGCTTCTCAGGAGATCAGCACGGCAGACGAGGGGGACGGTGGTCAGGTTGTGGTGATTGGTCGTTGATGAAAAACGTTTTATGTGAAACCGCCTCAGGGCGGTTTTGTCGTTTCTGGAGCGTGAGGAATGGGTAAAGGCAGCAGTAAGGGGCATACCCCGCGCGAAGCGAAGGACAACCTGAAATCATCCCAGATGCTGAGCGTGATAGACGCCATCAGCGAAGGGCCGATTGAAGGTCCGGTGGATGGATTAAAAAGCGTGCTGCTGAACAGTACGCCAGTGCTGGACAGTGAGGGGAATACCAACATCTCCGGCGTCACGGTGGTGTTCCGGGCCGGTGAGCAGGAGCAGACACCGCCGGAGGGATTTGAATCCTCCGGCTCCGAGACGGTGCTGGGTACGGAAGTGAAATACGACACGCCGATCACCCGGACCATCACGTCGGCAAACATTGACCGACTGCGTGTTACCTTCGGCGTGCAGGCACTGGTGGAAACCACCTCAAAGGGGGACAGGAATCCGTCGGAAGTCCGCCTGCTGGTTCAGATACAGCGTAATGGTGGCTGGGTGACGGAAAAAGACATCACCATTAAGGGCAAAACCACCTCGCAGTATCTGGCCTCGGTGGTGGTGGGTAACCTGCCGCCGCGCCCGTTCAGTATACGGATGCGCAGGATGACGCCGGACAGCACCACAGACCAGCTGCAGAACAAAACGCTCTGGTCGTCATACACCGAAATCATCGATGTGAAACAGTGCTACCCGAACACGGCACTGGTCGGTGTGCAGGTGGACTCGGAGCAGTTCGGCAGCCAGCAGGTGAGCCGTAATTATCATCTGCGCGGGCGTATTCTGCAGGTGCCGTCGAACTATAACCCGCAGACGCGGCAATACAGCGGTATCTGGGACGGAACGTTTAAACCGGCATACAGCAACAACATGGCCTGGTGTCTGTGGGATATGCTGACCCATCCGCGCTACGGCATGGGGAAACGTCTTGGTGCGGCGGATGTGGATAAATGGGCGCTGTATGTCATCGGCCAGAATTGCGACCAGTCGGTGCCGGACGGCTTTGGCGGCACGGAGCCGCGCATCACCTGTAATGCCTGGCTGACCACACAGCGCAAGGCGTGGGATGTGCTCAGTGATTTCTGCTCGGCGATGCGCTGTATGCCGATATGGAACGGGCAGACGCTGACGTTCGTGCAGGACCGACCATCAGATAAGGTGTGGACCTATAACCGCAGTAATGTGGTGATGCCGGATGATGGCGCGCCGTTCCGCTACAGCTTCAGCGCCCTGAAGGACCGCCATAATGCCGTTGAGGTGAACTGGATTGACCCGGATAACGGCTGGGAGACGGCGACAGAGCTTGTGGAGGACACGCAGGCCATTGCCCGTTACGGTCGTAACGTCACGAAGATGGATGCCTTTGGCTGTACCAGTCGGGGGCAGGCGCACCGCGCCGGGCTGTGGCTGATTAAAACGGAACTGCTGGAAACGCAGACCGTGGACTTCAGCGTGGGTGCGGAAGGGCTTCGCCATGTACCGGGGGATGTCATTGAAATCTGCGATGATGACTATGCGGGTATCAGCACCGGCGGGCGCGTGCTGGCGGTGAACAGCCAGACCCGGACGCTGACGCTCGACCGTGAAATCACGCTGCCATCCTCCGGTACCACGCTGATAAGCCTGGTTGACGGAAGTGGCAATCCGGTCAGCGTGGAGGTCCAGTCCGTCACCGACGGCGTGAAGGTAAAAGTGAGCCGTGTTCCTGACGGCGTTGCCGGATACAGCGTGTGGGGGCTGAAGCCGGGCGTTACAGTATGGATGTTGAGTATGGCCAGTACGCTGTCATCCTGCTGGTTGACGGTTTTCCGCCGTCACATGCCGGGACCATCACCGTGTATGAAGATTCTCAACCCGGTACGCTGAATGATTTTCTCGGTGCCATGACGGAGGATGATGCCCGTCCGGAGGCACTGCGCCGTTTTGAGCTGATGGTGGAAGAGGTGGCGCGTAACGCGTCCTCAGTGGCACAGAATACGGCAGCTGCGAAAAAATCAGCCAGCGATGCCGGTACATCAGCCCGTGAGGCGGCAACCCATGCGACTGATGCTGCGGACTCAGCACGCGCCGCCAGCACGTCCGCCGGACAGGCTGCGACGTCGGCTCAGGAAGCGTCTTCCGGCGCAGAAACGGCATCAGCAAAGGCCACTGAGGCATCAAAAAGTGCCGCTGCTGCAGAGTCCTCAAAACGCGCGGCGGCCACCAGTGCCGGTGCGGCGAAAATGTCAGAAACGAATGCGGCAGCGTCACAACAATCAGCCGCCACTTCTGCATCCACCGCGACCACGAAAGCGTCAGAAGCTGCCACCTCAGCCAGGGATGCGTCGGCTTCAAAAGAGGCGGCAAAATCATCAGAAACGAACGCCGCCTTGAGCGCCAGTGGTGCAGCGTCCTCGGCAACGGCGGCAGGCAATTCCGCGAAGGCGGCAAAAACGTCCGAGACGAACGCAAGGTCTTCTGAAACGGCAGCGGCACAGAGCGCTTCTGCAGCGGAAGGCTCAGAAACTGCCGCTGCATCATCGTCCCGTGAGGCGTCAGTTAAAGCGGAGGAGGCCTCAGCCAGTGCCACCGCCGCCGGAAAATCGGCAGAAAGCGCTGCATCGTCCGCTTCAGCAGCCACAACGAAGGCTGGTGAAGCCGCTGAACAGGCCAGTGCAGCAGAGAGATCTGCTTCCGCAGCGAAGACATCAGAGACGAACGCGAAAGCGTCGGAAGCCAGCGCAGAATCCTCAAAAACGGCAGCCGTATCGTCCGCCAGTTCGGCGGCGTCATCAGCATCATCGGCGTCAGCTTCAAAAGATGAGGCGGCAAGGCTGGCGTCAGAGGCGCAGGGCAGTGCCACGACGGCATCCGCGAAGGCGACAGAGGCAGCTGGCAGTGCGACAGCGGCAGTGCAGAGCAAAAGTTCTGCTGAGTCTGCAGCAACACGCGCAGAAAATGCGGCAAAACGGGCAGAGGAGATTGCATCTGCTGTGGGCCTGGAAGATGCCAGTACGACCACAAAGGGAGTTGTCAAGCTCAGTAACCGTACTGACAGCACTTCGCAGACAGAGGCCGCCACATCCCTTGCAGTCAGTAACGTCATGAATGAGGTGAAGACAAAAGCGTCACTGGATAGTCCGGTCTTCACCGGTACCCCTATGACACCGACACCACCGGACGATGCTTCAGGTCTGGAAACAGTGAATGCGGCGTTTGTCCGCAAATTGCTTGCTGCTCTTGTGGGTTCATCTCCTGAAACCCTGGACACGCTGAACGAACTGGCGGAGGCGCTGGGTAATGACCCGGCGTTTTCCGTAACGATAATGAAGATGCTGGCCGGAAAACAGCCTTTAAATCCCGTTCTGACTGCGTTAGGCAGTCTTCCATCTGGTGAAGATGGGTTTCCCAGTTTTAGCGGTAACGGGCAGTGTTCTCTGGCTCCTGTTTCTGAAAAAGGGAAACAGCTGTTGTCACAATCCACAGCCGAAGAGATGTGTGACGTTCTGGGTATCAATGGAAATAGTGGAAACTCAGCAGCAGGCGGAAATTATGGGCTTCAGTCAGGCATTTATGACAGAACGCAGGGGCGGGCCGCTGTTGCAGGAAGTCTGGGATTCGGGCATATCTTCACAAAAGGTGACGTTCTCAGCTTTTCGTCGAAGGAAGTGCTTCTTGACTGGATCTCAAATGCCACACCGGGGCGGTATACGGTCAGCGCTGACTGCGAAATTATACCGGAAGTACAGTTTACAGGTGTGATTGATTTATTTTTCGCTGATGAGATGCGGAATAACCTTACTGTCCCGCTGATGCTGAAGATGGCTGTTTTTTACGGGATGAACGGTGAACTGTATCGGGCAACATACGATGCCATACATGGCCCTTCACTGAGTGAATGGGTGAAAATAAATATTGACCTGTATGATATTGCCAAAATCCTGAGCATGACCACAAACGATAATTATGGTGATCCGTATGCTGGAAGCATAACACTGGCAGCCTTTAATAGCCGTGGCAGCACTAAAACAGCTAGCGTCGTACGAGGGCAATATTACCCGGGCTCCGTCCTTACTCCCGTGGTATTCAGTGTTCCGGAGGGGGCATTATCGTCGCCGAAGATTGGGCTTTCTGGTACAGAGAAGCACACATTGCCGGGTGTTTACCGTGCATTATCCGGAACCCCGGATTACACCGGAGAAGGTGAGTTTATTATTGCTGCTTTTATAAGGACGATGTGATGAAAATAAAAAAAATCAGCGAACAAAGGTATCTTGAAACCGGAGATGTTGACTGCATGGTCGAGTTTTCAGGTATGGAAATGCCACTTCCATACACAGCTTCGGCAAATGATACAGCAGAAACTGGCCGGCAAATCTGGCAGGAACTGCAGAGTGGCAGATGGGGTGAAATCGCCCCGTTCACAGTCACGCCTGAAGTTATTGCCGCAGCCAGAGATGCCAAAAAGTGGGAAATCGAAGCCTGGCGCACAGAACAGGAAGCGCAGCCGTTCACATTCGAATGGAACGGACACACCTGGAATGGCGGCCCCGACTCGCTGGCCCGCCTTTACCCGGTGGTAATGGCTGCAGGGGCTGACTCAGGGCAGTGGGACGTTATGACATGGAGTGATGCTGATAATCAGCAGGTGAAACTGTCGATGACGGAACTGGAGGAGCTGGCTGCAGCTATGGCGCAGGCGCAGGTTGATCGCAATAATGAGATTTATCGTCATCAGCGTGAAATGAAAGAGGAACTGAGCAATCTCCTGGATTTGAAGCAGGTTAGGGAGTTCAGTCCAGAATAAGAAAAAACGTAGTACATCGTATTCAAGAGTATCTATGCTGGCATCGTAGCTGTTTTTAAACAGTAAGTAGCCGTTGAAGGTCACAGGGGAAAAATGCTCTTTGACTTGGCTTCCGGGGACGCACTATTTATCTCTGAACCAGCCCATTAGCGGAAAATGTCACCTGGCTGATGCCTGAGGGGATTGTCGGTGTGGATGATGCGCTCTGGGAGAACGATTAAGGAGTAGGAAAGTTAGCAATGTTCATTTCCAGAGATAAGGTTGAGCAGGTATTGCTGAATGTGAAGCTATCATATAGTTTCATTAGCAATAATATACTTTATATTGTTATTATATTTCAGATAATTCTTTCTATGGGTATCATAGGGGATGATCAATGCCTTGTCGGATTTGTCTTTGTTACCAAACATTAACAATATAAGGTACAACAGTTTTTATCGCTTTTATGAATGAGAAAATGTTCTTATGCATTGATGTATTAAAACTATATGAACAGTGAGCGAAATACCAATAATTGATTGATTAATGTACTATAACAAGTTCTTCGAAATCCATATTGAAAAAATGCTTTGGATTTAATTAAATATCTCTGTCATTTTTATAATGTATTTATAATGGCTGCAATGTTATGTATTTGTTATACCGCTTTTTTTGATAAGACTTATCTGAATATTCCATATAAGACAACGCTTGCGCTATTTTTATCAGATGAATAAAATCCTGCCGCTTATTTTTAAAGCGTCATTTAATTGATTTGAATCTTATCTTTTCAATCTATTTAACATACGTCATTTCTATGAAAAAACTATTTGTAGCCTCTGTTATATTTACAGTTTCAGCAAATTCTTATGCATATAATTCTTATAATGCCGGTGATAATAGCCAGGCAACTGATAGTAATGCGACAGCTATTGGTGCATATGCAAATGCTTCAGGTTCTTCTTCTACAACAATTGGCGCTGTTTCAAAAACCGAAGGAGCCTATAATACTGCAATTGGTTCATATTCTTCATCTCAAGGTAACTCATCGTCAGCTATTGGCGCAAATGCAAATGTTGTTGGAAATAACTCGGTAGCCATTGGTTCATTTAGTAAAGTAAACGGTGATTCAGCTATAGCAAATGGTGCGGGTAGTGAGGCAGTCGCTAATTCTACAAGTGTAGGTGCTGCGTCTAAAGCAACCGGGGAAAACAGTGTTGCATTTGGTTCCTCCGCCCAGGCGACTGCAGGAGATACATTAGCTATTGGTGTAGGGGCTACATCTAATGCAGAAAATGCCATCTCACTAGGCTCACAGAGTGTGGCTGAACATAATAATAGTGTTGCCATCGGCGGGGGAAGTACAACTGACAGAGAGTATAGTGTATCTTTTGGGACGGGTAATACTAATCGACAATTGACCCATGTTGCCGCAGGTACTGAGGATACTGATGGTGTTAACGTTAAGCAACTGAAAGATTATACTGGGAATGAGATAGCTAAAAATAATACCGTAATTAATCAAAACATCAATAATGCCAAGAATGAATCACTGGCATATACAGATCAGCAGGTTACCAAAAATAATGCTGTGATAAATCAGAATATTAATAATGCCAAAAGCGAATCAATGGCATACACTGATCAGGAAGTTACGAAAAATAACGGTGTTATTAATAAAAACATACAATCAGCAAAACAAGAATCATTCGCATATACTGATACAAAATTTAACCAAATTAATGGGAAGATAAATTCAACATTTAAGCAGCTGAATGATAAGATAGAAGCTAATGCTAAAAAAGCTAATGCAGGTATTGCTTCCGTAGCAGCAATGACCAATATCCCGTATGTGAATAACCAGACATTTAGTGCCGGCGTTGGGGTTGGTAACTATAGAAACGGTAATGCAGTAGCTGTTGGTGTTCAATACAAACTTAATGAAAACACCAATATTCGTGCATCGTCTTCATGGAATAATACTGATGGAGCAGTAATCGGAGGGGGTATTGCTGTAGGCTGGTAATTTGTTTCTATAACTATTGTTTTTAAATCACGGAATCTAAAAGCCTGCAGTCCACCATAAGCGGGCTTTTTGTTTTAGTGTGAGTATTGAATGATTTCCAGCCGAAACTGATTCTCTTGGAAAGAATTCATGGGCGCAATTTGCAGGCTACAGATTGAGAAATTCTCGCATTTTTCGGTGGCAAAAATGGGGCAAAACGCTGCAAAAGGGGCAAAAATGGGGCAACAAAAGAGTGGGTTATCGTAG